TGCGTAACGAGTTCGACAGACTCTTTGTTCGGTCCGGTATTGCCGATGACGCGGAACAGGACGTGTTCGATCTCTACAAGTCGCAGAAGCCAGCTGACAAGCAAGCGTGGTTTGAGGCCAAGAAGAAGACGTTCGGAGCCAAGCAGTCGCAAACGGAAACCACAACGACTGTCATCACCGCACCGAACGGTACTCCAAACACTCCACCGATCTCTGACAAGGGCTCGCCTGCGCCGTCTGGTGTCGTCGGCTGGCGTCTTGAGCTTGCGCAGAATCCTATTGGGATGTCTGCCGCGGCTCGCCAGCAGATGAACGCAGAACTGGGCGAGGACAAGGCCCGCAAGCAGAGACTCGAGGCATCAAAGGGGCAGGCCGATCGGATGCGCGTGAACTGGAAAGGATAAGCCGTCATGGCTATCACTGGCGCAACGACTGCTACTTCTGTGACTGAGCTCATCGCGAGTGAGCACATCAACGATTTCATTGCCGACTACCTCGGCAACTTCAAGAACCCCTCGCAGTTCTTCCTCCCCATCAACATTACCAACGGATCGCCGACGGTTTCGCAGCCGCGGTGGGTCTCGGACGTTGGCACCGTCCCAGAGGACGGCGCCGCGGTTGACACCGAGTTCGACGCGACCGAGGCGACCGACCTCACCGCGAACGAGCTCGAAACCACGGACTCAACGTTCAACATCGCCGAGTACGGCTTGCTTCGGCAGCCGTCGTGGACGGCACTCGAGGACGCGACGATGCTGACCACGCAGGACATTATCGCGAACGCGGTCGGCATTCTGATGGACGCAATGAACGACGACGCGTGCGCGCTATTCGCGGCTGTGTCGGCGAGCGTCGGCACGTCTGGCACCGACTGCCGCGTCTCGGACGTCAACGACGGTCTCTACAACCTCGCGCGTCGTGGCGTGAAGGGTCAGGTCGTGGCGGTCTTCGACAACGTCGCGCTGGAAGATTTCCAGACGGCGCTCGAGGCGGGCAGCACGAACATCGCAGTGTACGCAGGCGCGGCCGATCGTCTGATGGGCGTGTCGTCTGGCGCTGACCAGGGTCGCACGGTGGACGGCTACACGCTGACCTACAAGGCGTGTGACTTCTACCGCCAGGGCCTTACGGATACGGCGAACACCGCCGCGGACGTGGTCTCGTGCATCTTCGTGCGCGGTGACATCCCGGCGCAGCGCGGTTCGGCGGCGTTCGGTCAGTCGTATCGGCGTCCGATCACCCTGGACACGCAGCCCGCAATCGAATCGCGCACGACCAAGATGGTTGCGCACGCTCGCTGGGGCTGCGGCGGCATTAACACCCAGAATGCTGTGAAGGTCGTGACCGACGCGTAATTAGTTTCGCCGCTCATCCGAGCGGCAGTTTACGCGGGCGCCCAGGTGCCTGAGCTCGGTGCGACCCGAGACCCGCGGCGATGGCAAATTTTGGAAAGCGGCCCATCAACGATGCGGCCAGGTATTCGACTCCATCATCTGGTAGGCCGCATCCGTCGTTCTTCTACGGCGGCGAGTTGCGCATCGATCGTCGGCCGTACGGCAAGGTCGAACGCTTCATCGACAGCGTCGGCAACGTCATCACGCTGCAACTCTCAACGCCTGGCGACCCGCGAGCAGCGGAGACGGCCAATCGTATGCGCATGGAGAAGCGCGCAGAGGGGTGGGTCGAGCACGCGAAGTGTCCACTGCGGCACGGCATCCAGAACGCGACGCCTGCCCTGACGCGCGAGTTTGCGAAGATGCCGAGCGCGCTGCGCGACCAGTGCATCAGCGACCCCAAGGTCATGAAGCGCGAGAACGGTGATCTCCACGCACTTGAGTCATGCCCGCACGTCGAGTGGCTCATTGCGGCTCGCCGAGCCGAAGAGGCGAAGCAGGCGGCCAAGCGCAACGCTGCTCGCGTGAAGGCAGAGAAGCAGGCCGAAGAGGCGCGCGAGCTCCAGGCCGCTCAGCTCGAGATGGTCAAGGAGCAGATCGCCGAGCGCAAGGCGCGCAAGAAGAAGCCAGAGGGCGAGTGAAAGTCCAGGGCGTTACCCCGTCCGAATCCGCGTCGGATCCGCGACACCCTCATCATGATCGTTGGGTCAAGGAGACAACGCTGCGGATGGAGGTCGAGCACGCCAAGCGACTGGGACGCTCTTCACGCGACGCTGAGACAGAGAACGCCTATTGGTTGCAGCGCGCGGAGAACCTCGCTCGTGAGAAGCCAGCGCGACAACCGAAGCCAGAGAAAGTGCGCAAGCGCAAGACCCGCGAAGAGCGACTCGCCGAGCGCCCCGTCGAGCGTCGGGTCGCCAGGGGTCCCGTCCGTACGTGGAAGAACACGTCGCCGTGTGGCCGATGCGGACTGTGCCGCGCATGCAAACGCGAGAAGAGAATCTATGCGGTCGCGCTCGCAGCCAAGCGCGAAGACAACAAGCAGTACAGGGAAGCACTGAATACGCTGTGGCTGCACAGCATGTCGGCACAGAACCGCACCGGTGTGTATGCAGGCATGTCCAAACGCGACGCGTTGCGTATGCTGGTGCGTCGTCTCGAGGACTTCTGTGATTCAACGATCGTGCGGATGGGGGCGTGGCGTTGAGATCGGTACATGACATCACGTTCGGCATCGCCGGCCAGACGCTGTACTTCGATGCGCCCGAGGGTCGCCCGTCGTCGGTCACGTCTGCCAAGATCTTCCCGTACGACGTCGGCGATGCGCAGGATTCGGAATGGACGCCGACTACCGCTGTGGAGTCAGATCCGGCAACGAACCTCGACGGCGCGGCCGGCCCGTCGCAGTCCAACCCGCGCAATGTCCCACTGACCGCGACCACCGGCGCAGCCGTGGGGCGCGCGTATCTGATCACCGGTGCGTCGGGGCTCAAGGAGTGGGCCGAGGTCGAGAGCGTGACGTCAGCGGACTCCGTTACGGTCAAGCATCCACTCCACAACGATTACGCGACAGGCGCGTCGTTTCAGTCGACGCGCATTACGGCGACCGTGGACAGCACGTGGGTTGCCGACACCGGCAATTTCCGCGACGACGCGGGGCCGAACCCGATGTACCGCGTGCGCTGGGTTTATGTTGTCTCGAGCGTCACGTACGTGCACGATTCGTATTTCAGTCTGGTCCGCTATGCCGGTTCGCATGGAGTGTTGCCCCAGAACGTGGACTCGATCGTTCCGGGCTGGATGGACTCACTGCCGACCGATCACTATCGCAACCAGGGTCGCACGCTTATCGACGACGCCTATAAAGCTGTCAAGTTGCAGCTCCATGGCATCTGGACTGATGACGCCATGGTCGCTAACACGGACATCATCGACGAGCTGACACGCTACAAGGCGGTGGAGCTTGGTGAGTTCGCGAAGATCATGGCAGGCGCCGACCGCGGCGAGCAGTATCGCGTCGCCAAGGACGCCTATCAGACTCACTTCGACGCGCTCAAGCGCATCACCGACAAGACGCCGACTCGAGACTCGACCGGCGCCGCAGCCAACCGTCCGGCCGTCGGACTTAGTGTGAGGTGACCAAGTGGCACTCGGCGACGTAACCGACATCGTTGCAGGCGAATCCAAGCAGATCGAGATCCTCGCGAGTGCGATCGCGACCAACGGCGCACCGAGCGCCAACAGCGGCGTCGAGATCAACGCGCTTCGTATTCGCGGTGAGATCCCGGTGATCATCCGATGCGGCTGTGTTTCGACTGCTGGTTCGGGCACCATGACCGTAGCGCTCAAGGTTTGGATGAAGACCGCTGCTGGCTGGGTGGTCGCCAAGAGTCTCAACGGCGGTTCGAACATCGCCGAGACGAGCGCGGATTCGATCGCGTACAGCGAGGACGTCACGGTGATTGCGTGCTCTCGAATCTACATGGAGATTGCGGCAATCGCCGGCACGAACACCGCCGTTACCGGCTACGCCTGGGTGCAGGGGTAATGTGGCTCTCGCGATCGTTGAAGCCATTCGCGACCACGCCTATTCCGTTCTCGAGGCGCTAACCCCCGCGTCGTTGTCCGCCGACAAGTTCCGCCGCTACCGTAACGAGCTGGGCGCGAACTTCGAGGACTGGGCGGAGAAGAATCCAGCGGGGGCGTTTCGGCGGCTTCAGATCCGCGAAGTCTCCGTCACGCCGCCCGACGTCAGCAACACAACATGGGAGGCGGTTGACGTTACGTTTCGCATCGCCATCGCCTATCCGCAAACGAACCGATATGGCGCGGCCAATGCGATGGACAGAGATGACGTTCGCAACCAGGACTGGCTGAAGATCAATAAGGCGATCGGTGTGTACG